GCGTCCGGGAAGAACTGCACACCGGCCTGAGTCATCGCACCCATGAACGATGCCAATTCAGTGAGGTTAGGCTGATCTACCTCTCCAGCCTTGAACTTGGGCAGTTCCTTGGGCTTCATCCCATTGACAGAGAGAAGACGGGGCACTGCGTGCATGTTGAGCACGTTCTCGATAGCCTTGACGAAGGAGTCCACAGCAGCGCGGAACATGCCAGTCTTATCCAAATGCATTGAATAGGAGCCAGTCCCCTCGTGGCCTACCAAGATGAAGTCAGCCAAGACAGTCATGAGCATCCTCTGCTCGTACCGCTGGATGATTGCATTCGTATCGAAGGAGCGAGAGCCACCGGAGTTCAGCAGTTCAAATTCAAAGAGGGGGTTCTTCGAGTCTTGGTCGTACGCGATGGGGATGACTACGCCCTCTTGCTCGTCACGCCTGACGGATCGCACCATCTTCTTGAACGCGTCAACCATCTTGGCCTTGTCAGTACCAGCCTTGGCGCTGAGATAGTCGTGGGGGACCTTGGCAACGGGAAGTCCTGCGAGGTCACGCTCGACGCCGATTCCCTCAATCTCCTCCAGTCGCTTCTTGTAGAACCAGGGACGGTAGGAGTTCCTGAGGATGGACTTACCCTCAGGGGAGTTCTTTACCGTGCTGGTGCGGAAGAGTAGACACTTCTCAATGGGGAGATAGACCATCTTGTAGAGCGGCGGGGAGATCTGCACCATCCCCTTGATGCCACCCTGCTCATCGAAGACCCACCTCTGAAGAGTCTCCTGAGAGCGAATGGGCATCTTCCGCCATCCAATGCGTCCATCTGAATACTGTGACTTGTTCTTGGGATCCTTCTCCCATGGCCCCATTCGCTTCTTGTAGACGATCTCGTGATAGGACCATCCGTAGGGGAGCATGGTGAGAACTTCAGAGATGAAGTCGTCCCACGATGAGGACATGTCGTCCATGCAGGACTCTACGAACTCAGCAATGTCCTTGTCCTCAGGACTCTGAGACGCTGGTTCAACACGCCAGTCCACCTGACGGATCAGACGGTCAATGGCAAAGAGCAGACCACCGATGATCGGATCGTTATCCGCCATCTCACGATAGATCTGGACAGCCTTGCGACCCTTGAGAGCGGGAAGAAACTCTTCATTCAGATATCCAGTGGTGCGCTTCAGGCCAGTGGCACCGAGTTCTACCATCGGCCCAGCCTTCTGCTCCACCACCCCTGCGAGGTCAAGTTCCGCTAGAAGGTCATCAGCCATACGGCCAGTATAGGGACACGATCTACTCAGACTAGGAAGTTGTACTGCGAGTCTGGCTCTTCAGAAACTCTGACAACCTCACCTTCTGCTTGAGCCACTGTGGAGTCATCATCCATCTGGTAGGCGAAGTGCTTCTCGTAGCGGTGTGGCTCGTTGGTCTTGGGGATGACGATGGGATCTCCAACACCAGTTCCCCACTTCTTTCCTAGATTCCACGCCAGAGCCATTGACGACACAGTGTCGGGGAGGTGGTAGTCCTTGCTTGTCTCATAGAGATCACCAGTACGGCAGTACTTCATCTCAATGTAGGCACTCTGGATCTTGGGATGCTTGAACAGTCCCCTCTCCACAGCAGCCACATACTCAGTGAGCATGTTGGATCTTTTCTCACCAGTCATCACGAACTTGCGCGCACGGACATCCACATAATCATTGACTGCGTTACCTACACCAGTTGCATCGTGGATGGCCTCAGCGCTGTAGTCATTGATCGCCTTGTTGAACCAGCCGATCATCTGAGGGTAGGGACGACGGTTGACCCGCATGTAGTAGACCAACTTGTAGGGGAAGATATCCATCCTCATCACTGTGATGACGGTGTAATCCTTGTCCTTGCCCCAGTCTGCTGCGGCAATGTAGATGCCGTTGTGGAGGGGCTTCTCGAAGACATACTCCTCGAAGTCCTTCGACTCCTTCTTTTCGATGGGCTCGAATGGGAGGCTCCATGCGTCCTCGACTGCGAGGTAGTCAAATGCACGGTTGCCAATAGCAGGCTCGCCCAAGTCATACTCGGTTCTCCACATCTCCACGGGAATCTCTTCCCGTTTCATCCTGATTGTCTCCTTGGACAACCAGCCATCAATCTCGTTCGACGTGCACTCGTAGCACCACTGGACAGTAGGACGTTTCTTGGCCTCCCATCGCCTCTTCATCTCAGTAAATGTGCCCTCAGGGTTCTGCCATGTACTACAGAGGACTGTGTAGGGCTGAATGATCTCCCCTGTCCAGTTCTTCTGGGGCATCGGCTGGCCAAGAGCAGCGTCGAGGATCTCCTGATCCATCTCATCGATCTCATCACAGAGCAGCGTCTGAGGGTGAGGACCACGAACTGTCTTCTGGGATGCCGTGAGAGGTCGGATGCGCGCCTTGTTGGTCAACTTGATCTGAGTGGTTGCCTCAGTGTCAATCATGTACCGAGGAGCGTTCTTGTAGTCGAGGGCAGCACGCATGTGCTCGTGGATGTTGGTGGACTGAGCAAGAGAGCCACCAAGGAGGTTCACGTCAGAACCACGAAAGAATGCCTTGGTGATCCCCAAGATGGAGAGCATGAAGGACTTTCCCGATAGACCACGACTACCGTGCCAGAGAGTGATGGACTCTCCACGGTTGAAGTAGGCATCAGCGAAGGCTGCGAATGGTGCTGTGTGCTCAGGATTCCCGCATGTGTACATCGGGATCGTCACTCCCCACACAGCCCTGACGAGTTGATAGAGTTCCATATCGGTAGCAGGAGGACGTTCCAGCATGATATTGGCCACAACGGTAGGATACAGCCATGCCAATCTATGGTCCTAGGATGCAAGTCCTCGACATGAAGACGGACAAGTGCATCGAATGGCCGGGTGCGAAGAGGTCAGGATATGGCCTGAAGAAGGTCGGTGACTCGACCATGAGCGCCCACCGATATGTGTGGGAGCAGTTGAAGGGTCCTATTCCTAAGGGCAAGCAACTGGATCACATGTGTCGAAACAGGGCGTGTGTGAATCCACGTCACCTTGAGTTGGTCGATCCTGCCGATAACAAATTGCGTGCATGGGCCGCAACACTTCCTGACAACTACAAGAAGTTGTTCAATGGCAAGAATGGGAAGTACAAGGCTCCTAGTTAAACATCAGAGATCGTGAACGCGACCCATCCGTCGTTGAGGATGAACTTGTTTCCAGCAGTGACGTAGATATCAGCACCAGTCGCCTTGTAGGCGACCATCTCTCCACCACTGATAGCAGTACATACAGCAATGAATCTGATTGGAAGATTAGGGAGATCTGACCACCAGACACTCACGTTGCTGTTGTAGATACCAACGCTCTTGCTAGCCGCTGTTGAGAAACCAGACAATTTACGGACGTATCCACCTCCAACGAACTCCTGTGTCATAAGACCAGTAGGACCCGGATCACCAGTCAAGAGTGCAAGATAACGTGGAGCGGCGAACATGGTATCCAGCGCCTTGTTGCCATAAGTATTGGTAATAGGCATCAGACGCCCTCTTCCTGCTTCCACATACGACCAATGAAGTAGACCTGCTCATCGTGCTCTGCGTAGATGGCACAGAGCAACTTAGTCTTCGTCAGGCTGTTACCACGCCCTTGAGGATCAACGCGCTCATTGGAGAGATCACCGCCAGCGTTGTCATACGGCCACGCTGATTCATCGATGAGCATCCCTGTGGGCTGCCCACCTTCAGACTTCCTCCCCGGCGAGTATCCAGCAGGCTGACTGTAGTTACCCCAGCCAATGATCATCTGCTCAGGAGGAGGATACATAGTTCCGGTGAGAGTTGTTCCGTTGGATGCTGTTCTCTCCCACATCTTGTCGTTCGCGAATGGAGAGTAGATCTCCTCTGGCGGAACTTTGGAGTCTTCAGCCGCATTTGGAACATAGGCAGTCCACTGCTGAGATTCAACAGTTCCGTTATCAACCTCAGAGTCAATAGTGTCGATGTTCGCGTCATCAAGCATGTTGACGTTGTGGATAGACACATGGAACGGAATGGGAACGATCTCTCCATCCTCATCCACACAGACAAACTGAGTCATCCTGATCGTTCCCTTGGATGACGTGAGGAACGAACATGCGTTCCATCTGTTCGCTGAGAGATCACTACTGGCGTTGACAGGCAGGTAGTACTGCCCAAAGTCCCTCGGTGGATGAGAACGCGTCCACTCAGTCCATGGGAAACGAATGCTCCGTGGCATCTCAAGGAAGAACTCCACTGCTTCTGTCTTAACCATGCCAGAGCCTGCGGTGTAGTCCCATGGAGCCAATTGGTCCTCGACAATGCCAGTGCGACGACCAACTTGAAGCAACTTGGCAGGAGTCAGAGGATCACGAATCTTCGAAGTGACCTCTTCCAACGAGAGAAGATCACGGAACTTGGAGTCAACGCTGAGAGTGACTGTTCCTTCGTCAGGATTGCATCTCACCTGAGCGATATGGAGATTCAAGTACTGAAGACCGCCGTAGTTCCGTACCTGAACACACATTCCCGGCCTGATCGACCACTTGTTGATAGAAGTGGGATCGACCTTCAGTTCGATATCTCCCACCCAGCCCGGATCGTAATCCCTCCTGAGCATCTTCTCCCCGGCGATGATTGCCTGATCAAGGCCAATACCAGAACCGAACGTGATCATCGTCTCGCCAGAGATTGTTCCGGGCGTCCTGTTGGGATTGTTCTCGAACGGATAGTGATTCCCCATGTATGCGATTGGCTGATACTCGGTCTTTGAACCATCAGGCGATATCGCAGTATTGGACCACTTTGATCCATCTGGGCCAGTTCCGGTCCCGTAGTAGATGGAGGACGTGGAAAGAGCGTCTCTGGAGAGGCTAGTGATGATGCCCGGAGTTCCTGCGTAGTACCAGAAGTCAGGTGCCCTGAATCGATCACGAACTGTCAGATATGGCTGGCGACCAGTTCCCATGAGAACTGTCCATTGGTTGCCCTCAATCGCTCCGCACTTATCTGGCGTATACATGACGCCAAGAAGTTCTGAGACGAACCCAGTGAGCATCCTGCCCCAGTTACCAGTGTTGCGTGTGGCATAACCAGAGTAATTCTCTCCGACAGCGACTCCATCAACGGAGAAGTTGTTCAGAGTCTCATTCTGGTTGATAGTCCCGTCGTATACCTTTGTCCATCCAGCAGGCCAATGGATATCGCTCTTGGTGAATGTCTTCAACTGAGTGGGTGATGAGTTGAAGGCGTTCATGATCAGGAACTCGGCAGCCTGCGGCCTCGGTGGGAAGGTCGGCTTGGAGACATACCTATCAACAGCGAACATCGCGCCCTGCAACTGGACCTGTGCGCCTTCAGGAGTTGGAGTGTAGGAGTAGATGTGCCCTTCCCATACAGGGCTGTAGTTGTTGTATGTGGGATCTGGGACATTGATCCACCAGCCCGGTAGACCTGTATCTGGGTTGAGAGCGCGAATATCCCCCGGAGAGATCTTTGATGCAGATGCAGGAGCCCAGTAGATATCAATCTCAGTGAACTCCTGACACCACCATACGGCGTCGAGATCATCTACTTCTGTGATCTGTGGGAAGGTGATAGAAGCAGTCGCATCAGAGTATGGATCAGAGTAGGTGTACTCGTTGAGAATGAGAGGGACTCCACGAAAGTATGTGACATCGGTCCTCTCACGACCCGGCCTTTGAGCGTATACAAGATGGACACCAGCGGAGTTCGCTGTGTGAGCAGTGGTAGTCCACTCCCACGTCATGAGTACTCCTTGAAGTGATAGGTGCTAGCCATCTCTTGATAGTAGTTAGTCAACTCATCCTTCGAGAGAGCCCTATGGAAGAAAGTGATATCCCACAGACTCATGTGAGATGCGCGATTATCAGAGATCCTGTTGACTCTTCGTCCTATAGAGAAGTTCGTACTTCCTCCATAGTTGGACAGTGTTCCCGTCTGATCGTACTTGTACTTGGTATCCATAGTTCCAATGCGCGAACTGGAACCGTTGAATACGCCGTAGAAGAATCGCGGACGCGGCTTCTCCGTGTGCTTCGACTTGATGTTCTTGTCGCAGAGTTTCAAGTCTGCGTTCGGCTGCTGGTTGACTGCGATTCGAGCGCGGGACTTCTGGAACAGCAGCACGTTGCGAGGATTCGTTCCTTCATCTGGAAAGAAGTCAGTGCCAGTCTTGTTTGCATCATAGATCGCTGGCTCTGCTCCAGAGTCAAGGAGATAGTGTCCATACTTCGCTGTGGGATACGAGTGAATGATTCCAACAAGAACGACGGTGAACGGCTGAGATATCGCAGAGCACGTCATGTACATATGATCAACTTGGTTGTAGTTGAATGTCACAGAACGTTGCTTACGAGTTTTGTTCTTCTTGATGTTGAACTTCACAGTCCCCTTGACCTGAGGACGGTAGAACTCCTTTGAGTACCACGTAGGTCCTACGCCGTTGTGTGCAGGCCATGAGTTAAGCGCATATTGACCAGTGCCGGGATCAGTAAGATCTTCTACCTTCCATCGCCAGACAGTGTTGTTACCAGTTCCTCCACCCTCACTATTAGGAACTGAAGGAACAGTAGGAATCGGCTCTATAGAATATTGAAACGCTCCTGTGTCATGGCTTTTATCCCAATAAGTAGGCGTGTGAGGAACACCATTCATATTGATATAGTCAGGCATTGTTACATAAGTACCAATCATTGGATTGATATATGTAATTGTTGTAGTATTTCTACCCAACTGATAGTACCAAGAACCTGAAAGTGAAGAATAGACAGCGATAACAGGTTCTCTATTTGCAGAAGTACCAAGAACGTTGTAAACCATTCCATCTGTTGGAGTTATCCCAGATAGATCCTCAATGTTATTAACAGTTCCAGTTGGCAGTTGAGATAGATACAACTTCCTAGTTAGAACTTCAAGATTCCCCTTAAATTTAAAAGCAAAAGATCCAACAGAAGAAGCACCCTTCATTCCTTCAATTACAGTTGCAACTGCTGTAAGTGAAGCAACGGCGGTATTTCGTGCAGTGAGAGTAGTGCTGTCTGCACCAGTAGTTACTACAGCGGTAGCAGTGAGAGACGCAGTAGTGCTAACAGAATAGTTAGCGTTTGGAGTCAATACCGCTGATACATATAGCGGCGCTGTCGCACTATGTACAGCCACAGGGTCACCCCACTAAGGTCTGTGAGTTTGGATCTACTGTGATCTCAATCGAACCAGCAGGAAGTCCAACTGCTGCACCTGAATTAATGTATGAAGGCTTGTCCAGAGTTCCCCAAAAGAGGACATTTCCACCACTGTTCGCGGTACACGCAACCCACGCAACCATAGTTCCCCAGATACCAATGGCCTGTGAAGCAAAACTGATTCCGCTGGTGTTCGAGATTGTTCCACTTGAGGCAGCCGTCCAGTAAGACGAACTCATCGTGTAAGCCTGTCGAGCATATCCAACACCAGACGGCGGCTCAGAGATATCAGAGCCTGTAGACCCCATTGTTGGCTCTACAGTTACCAGCGCGATATAGATAGTGGAGGGGAACTCAGAACGATTGGAAAGATTGTCTGCAACAAGATCCAAGAAGTAGTTGCTGATACCAGACATCAGACACCGCCAACCAAAGGAATGGGCTGACGGATCAAATTGAACACCACTTTGACCTTCAGCGCGAAGAAGTTTGTGTTCATCCACTCTACTTGATAGTCAGATGCCTCACAGATATATGTGTATACAGTGCTGTCTAACGTGATTGAAAGATTGAACTTGTGCTGATTGAATGCATCGATGAGAGCCTTGATGTTGGTCTGCATCTCTGACTGTGTTGCAGCGAGAACATAGACGGAAAATCTCTCAGCAACATTTCCACGACGGCGGTGAACTGTCACGTCACCATTCACGAATGGGGAGGAGACTACCTTCCTGTCCCATGTCACCATAGCGCCAAGCATCTCTGAACCGATGATGTAATCAGCTTGATCATTTATGTTGAGATCCGCCAGTCCGAGATCGCTACGCGTCACAGTGGCAGCGAAGGTCGTCATGGGGCAATGGTACTGCGAGGCTCAATTTTCTGTGGCAAGTCTCATGATCTGCGCCTTGATGGTGTCCGTATAGGTGGTTACCATCCCTAGTGCCTCTACAAGAGGCAGATCGTTTGAGCGCATCTCTTTGTATCTAACGGCTCCTGTGTCATCCACACACTTGATAAGAACCACAGCATCCAAGTACACCCAGCCATCTGGCGGATCTGGAACATCAAGTTTGCCGATCATTCGTCCGCGATCTCCTTCAGCCTCTCGGCATACTCTTCAGATGTGATGATGATCGTTCTGTTGGACGCAACCTGCTCCTCGCCCAACTGAAGCAGTTTCGAGCGGTGAACCATGATCTTGAGAACCAGTTCAGTGGCCTTGTAATCCCCGTCAAGTGCTGACTGGTAGTACGCAGCCTGTAAGGAGTCTAGACGAGCGAGTTCCTTGTCAACCGTCTCCTTCTTCGTCTCCTCGCTGATTGAGCCACGAGCAGAGGAGATCAGGGTATTGACTGCGCGCTTGGCAACCGATGCGCTGGAGTATCCACAGCGCTCTGCGATGGTCACCCAGTCGTGACCCGCGATCTGGTAGTTGTACGCCTGATAGGCACGTTGCTCTGGCGTCAGTTCGTTGGAGAGAGGCTGTAGACCCTTCTCCTCCTCCTCAGGCATCTTTCCTCCATCTGAATCTGTTCCTCAATACATAAGTAACTATCTCATCTACTTCTATGTCGCGTTGTTCTACGTCTCTCAGCATGACTTCTCTTGAACTTGCACTTGTTCCTGCCCATATCCCGAACTTCTCTGGCGTGCTTAATGCATGTCGCAAGCAGTCTCCTGCTACTGGGCACTTGGCACAGAAGACTCTCGCGGAATTAAGAAGCCCAGACGATGTGTCGTTACCGAAGAACACGTCTGGGCTTGCTGATTTACATTCCGCATCTCCCCACCACTCTGGGAAGTAATCGAAGATGTTGAGGACAATGATTTCTGTCACGTAGCAGAGCGTAGCCTATCCATCACGGCAATGCCGTACTTCTGGATACATGCTGCGTCTATCAGGTTCTGATCTTCACTACAACGGAGGAATGCTGTGTGGTCGTTTTCCTCCAACCACTCTGCAACTTCATTCTTCTTTGCGTTTCCCTTGCCAACAACTTCCTTCTTCCACGTCCCTACAGGCACCTCATAACAATGAGCAGCAGAGCCTGATAGAAGAGCGGCAGAAGACTGTGCAAGACCAATGATTGTCCTGATGTTCTTAGGACCAGCAAGTACTGGCTCTTCATAGAACACTGTGTCTTCCCAATCAAAGAGACTTCTCACTATGTTGGCCATGTGGTAGATCTCGGTATAACGATCACTCTTGGGCACTGAGACAACTTGTATGTCTTCGGTCCCGTAGATATAGAGGGACCGCATCCCGAGATCTACCCCATAGATCATGAGCGTGGCTTGTGCTGACAGTCGCACGAACTCTTCGTGCACTTGGTGTGGATGTTGTTCTTACAGTCCGAACAGACCATTGTCGTCCTTCATCAGTTGAAGTTGCTTGATCGCGACATCAAGAGCGCAGTGGGAGTGATCCCTCCAGCAGGTCTTGTTATGAGGAGAGAGACTCTTGCGAGTGCTCGCCCTAACCATCATCAGAGCGCTGATGGCGTTGTTGAGAGTCTCGTTCTTGCTCTCGTCAACGCGCTTGTGGACGACGCCGTAGGTAGCAGTCTCACGTCCGTTGACGAACATCAGATCCACGTAGACGGATGATTTGCCACGCTTCTCCTTGAGACGCGCAATGCGCCCCTCCCTGTGCAGGGTGGAAAGAACACCAGACGCCTGACCGTGGTGCCAACCGAACTCAGACCCGAGTTCGTACCACGTAGCGCCAGTCTCACGCATCTCGAAGAGGTAGCGGATGGTCTTGAGAACCCGCTCACCATCGGGCTTGTAGGTCATGAACTGATCCTTTGTTGATAGAGAAGTGCTTCTTGGGACAGCCTACGCGATCCGAGTTCCGCACACTTCTTCGCCATCTCTAGGAACGCCCTCAGTTCGCCAGTCCTGAACCTGTAGTAAGGGGAACCTCTGTGGATCTTCCCCTCCCGCTCTCCTGCGTGGATGAGCATGTCGATCTCCTGCCCTCTCGCGAAGTAGGCAGTTGCGACCTCAGCGAGTTGAAGGTACGGAGACTCAATCGGGGCAGGCTGCCTACCAAGGAGGACATCGACATAGCCGAGGAACTCATCGCGAAGAGCGTCAGGCTCAGGGAGTCCCGCAATAACAGGTACGGAGTTGAGTCTCGAACCGAACTGAACGTCACTAGGCACTGACCTGCGGACTCTTAAAGTCATTGATATCACTCCACTTGTTGATCTTGAGACATACGTCGCGGAACGGACAATCGCGGTAGATACTCCCAGTCTTCAACTGACAGTCAGACAGAGGTTCTTTGAGTTCTTCGTTGTTGTACTGCTCATTCAGTTCATCAATCTCATACTCAATCAGTTCAATGATCTTCTCGTCACGATAGACACGTAGTTCGATCCAGTCCTGATCGTTCTTGTTCTCGTAGATGATGGATGCCTTGTCCTTGTCGGCACACAACATGTACGCATGTGTCTGCTTGAGATGGAGTTCCTTGGCACCGAACGCCACCACGTTCTTGAATCCATTGTCATTGATCGACTTGAACTCCAAGATCGAATCGTCCCAGATCAACCCGTCCATTGTCCCACTGAGAAGGCCATCGTCAGTCTGTACTGGGATCTCAGCAGCAGTCAACCAACCCTCAGTGAGTCCCATCATCTGCCACTTCAGATGTAGGTAGTCACCCGTGGCGAAGATGTTGTGGAGATGGGAGTCCATCATCTCTCTTTGAACGACACCCTCAGCCTGAAAGTGGCGCTTCCTAGAGCACGTCCCAGTGCCCGAAGAACGGTAGGGGGTGTTACGGGACCTCTTGCCCCCGATCTGCCCGGAGAGAGCCTTCTGGGCGTGCTCCAGAGCCTCTGGGGAG